TAACTCCACAAGCTTTACCAATCTTTCTAAGGCTTTCTATACCTATACTGACTGCTGAATCGCTTGTGGCATGAGCCATTGTGCAACTGTAATTCATATTGATTGTCGTATCTTCTACTTCAAAATATAACTTTACAGCTTCCCAACCATTTTTACCGGTAATAATCTCATCACCGCAAAACGTCATGTTATGTCTACCTGGTGTTAGTTTACCAGAACCTTCGCTTACGCTATCCACGTCTAAATCGTGGCCATATTTGGTTAAATCAACCATTCTTTCCTCCTTAATTTTTTAGTATTGCTTCTCTTATAACTTCCCAGTCAAACGGATATTCTTTTTCTAAGCCATATCTGTTTTTGGCAAGATAGGCTGGACTCTCTATAGTATAGATAACCCTATCGCCTTGTACCGCTTTCGTGTTTGTTTGACCACCTTTGCCTTGAGTCTTAACAGTACCAAGCTTAAAGTTTGCAAAGAAACAACAATCGCTATGCTCAAGAATCAAATCTCCAGCTTTTCTGTGCAGTTTAAGTTCGTGTCTGTCGTATGGCTCTATCTCAGGTGATTCAAACCTTTTTATTTGGTTATGTGCTATTTGTATGATTGTCATACCCTTTTCATCTCTTAAACGATTCAGAAGATCAATATACTCCCTCCATTGTTTCAGAGCTTCAACATAGCCACGACCATACCCAAATTCTTCTATAGACTTCTTACCATGCTCTTGGCATACCTTTTCCCAAATCAATGGTTCAAGCCAATCAAGGCTATCTACAGCAACAGTTTTATATTCGTGTTCTTCATCTAACAGGCTCTTAATGTTAGCAAGGAAAGAATCATAATCCTTAGCCACCTCAAAATGATCGCACTCTATCTTTCCCATGCCATCTTCTGTCAGGACAAAGATAGGGCTATTCATGCTTGATGCAAATGAAGTCTTACCAATACCTGCACCTCCGTATAGAACTAACTTTGGAGGTTTAAGTTTAGACTTCTTTCTAATGTTCGCTAGACTCATCTTCTCCCCCCTCTGTTTCTGCGTTATCTACTGCTTCTAAGTTTTTCTTTAACTTGTCAGCATAATAACTGATTAATATATCAAGATGCTCAATGTTTTTATTGGCAGTCTGTATATAAGTATCTCTCTCTACTTTCATATCATTGTGTTGTTTCAAGATATCTAATTGAGTTTTCGTCATATCAGATACCTTATACTCAACACCATCACCGAAATCTATAGTTTCCTCCGGTGTATTCGTGTTTTGATCAGACATTGTTTTCTCCCATGTATGATTTATAAGAATCGCAAATGTTCTTAGCATTACAGAAACGACAAGTCTCTTTGCTAGGATTGTATTGCGGGCTATCTTCGCTACAGGCATCAGTCGCCGGTTTCAAAGTCTCGTAACCCCATTCCACAAGGTTTATTGCGGACATGGAATATGATCGTATCGGCCCATCTTTGTGCCATGATCTTGGTTGTACTATTGTCATGGTAACGATTGTGTTCTCATCACCATATCTTGATAAAGCTCCTAAACTGTAAATAAGAAGCTGTGTATTGTTCTCTATGTTGACCGGAAACTTACCTGACTTTAAATCAATAATCTCTAAGTCTTTCTTTCCAATAAGAATAGCATCTGCTGTACCCCAAACGTCTTGAGATATCTCCTCCATGCTTACTCTCTCCTCTATCAACATTTTTGCGTCTAATTCCTCTCTCTTTTGATTTATGTAATTGACATAAATCTCTGCACATTCAATCATGCTTTCGTTGACTTCTATCTCAAAACCATCAACAGACTCAACTCTACCCAGCCAATAATCTCTCAGCGTCACATTCTCCAGCCGATCTTTCATCAGCATTTCTGCCATACTATGAGTTAGTGTACCCTCTGCTGCTGCCCTACTCGTTGAGTATGGTACTTGCTCGGACAAATCCGGCATACCAGGACAAGCCATCCAAATCTTTGAAGAACTTGGACTGAGTTTAGCATGGGCCATTGGACACTAAATTATCTTTCTCGTATTGTTCTATATAACTTCTGTCGTAAAGAACCTTGCCACCTATCTTTAAGAACTCAGGGCCTTGTCCTTTACCCCTTTGATTTTCTAGGGTTCTTGGACTCATTCGCCATCTTTCTGCAAGTTCTTTGGTGTCAAGAAATTTATTTATAGTATCTTCCATATATTCCCTTTTCTACCTATTAATGCACAATAATTGTGTAATTTACACTTCCTTGCTAAGATGTGCAAGAAAAAAAATGAGAAAACGTAAAAGAGCAACAAACAGACAGATTGGTGGAGATCATTACAGGACACTTGAGATAACTCCTACACAGTATATATACGCTAACAAACTATCTTGGAACATAGGCAACACAATCAAGTATGTAACGAGAACCAAAGAAGATAAGGTGCAAGACTTACTCAAGGCAAAACATTACATAGATTTAGAACTAGAAATGGTTTATGGGTGTGACCCTGATGGAGAACCAGTTAAGGGCTAAGAATCCAATATATCCTGTATATGTTCACCAACCAAGTTTGCGTTTTGTATCGCCTTATCTTGATGTATGTGAGCATACCTTTGTGTTGTAGCTTGATCTCTGTGGCCCAACAAGTTACCAACTTCTGATAAGTTTATCTTCTGCAAAGACCAAGATGCGTAACTGTGTCTGATGTCGTGCATCTTCACATCTTCTATACCAAGCTTCTTAGTGATGGTTGTCCAAGTTCTTCTAGGTGATTTGATGCTAAATATGTACTCTCCGTCACGTTCTTGTTGCTCTATGATCTCAAGTGCCATAGGGGTAAGGTGAATGATACGATCTTCTCCGTATCGTTCTGTTTTATGGTTTTTAAGTACCAGGGTGTTATCTACCAAATCTGACCACTTTGCATTGGCTATTTCGCCTTTTCTAGCCCCTGTAAGTATGAGCATCCATATAAAAGCCACAGAAACGGCGTATAAGGGGTTTTTTTGCATGACCCTTAACTCCCCTACTACTGCCAACAATTCTTGGTTTGTGAGGTATCTTTTGCGTTTATTCTCCCTGTTCTTAGGTATGTTGGTACTAGGGTTTGTTTCTATCAAAGATAAGGTTATAGCCAAGTTATAAATAGATTTGATAATAGATAAAGTTTTGTTTGCCAAACTAGGAGCTTGGTCGCTTATATCAAAATGTAACTGTGCTATATCTCCACGCACTATTGTATCTATAGGTTTATTGCCAAGCACCGGACTTATGTTCTTGGTATAGATTTGTTTGATTGATTTGATTGTTTTGGCTTTACGTCTTACAAGGTCTTTCTCGTAAACCGCAAACATTTGATCTAGTGTTTTCATAGTGTCTCCCTGTGTAATAGAGAGGACTATAGTGTAGTTTGTTTATGTTGGCAAGTTTATTGGACTGGTTGCTCTAACCTTTCTTGCGTTTGTATAGATTGTTCTAATTGTTGGTCGTTTTCTATATTGTTTGTCACATATAAAATTCTTCTGACTAGATTTACTGCTTTTACAGAATCAGGGTTTGTCTTTGCCAAAGCAACCAACTGATCTATAGAGTTATCTTGTATAAATATGTTCCCTAATTTTTCTAAAGTTTTTTCCTTTGTAAATTTTTCTAGTTTACCAGCAAATTTTACTTGCCACATAAAAGCACCAAATTGTGCAAAATCCCTAGATATTAATTTGATTGGAGGTGGTGATGCAGGGTTATTAACACCGATAATATTAGCTGTTCTTGAAAGCACTTTGTTGAAATTTTCAAAACCCTTAACAAACTCTTTAGGATTGACTCCTTTTGATTTTGCCACCCCCTCTAACATTGCAAGAAAATTATCTTCACGACCCATTTCGGTTAACTGCTTCTTCAAGTCAAAACCTTTGGCAATTTTAAGATCACCGGCTTTTTGTGAATTTAAAGTTCTGTTGATAGCACTTTTAAAATACGTTCTAGCTATAAGTTGAAAAGCCTCTGGATCAACTTTATTTAATATTTCAGCAGTTCTTTTAACATCCTCTACGTTTCTTGTGCCAGTATCAAAAATAATACTTCTAATTTTTCCCTGTGAGACTCCTCCCTCTAGCAACGGCTTTAGATTTCTTTCTATTGGAGCAACTAATTCTTCCGATAATTTTGCAAATTCATCTTTAGCAGCAGAA